TTGACGGCCAATACCAGGCTGAGTGTGGTGACTAGAGGGCTGCCATGAAAAGCCATCACTGGCTTTTCGGGAATCGACATATTCAGACGTAATCCTAGCAATTGCAGGATTGCGCTTGCTGGCAAAGAATTCCAGCAATGTCGACCATCCCTCGCGCGTCTCTTTTCGAGTTCGGTCTCTAGTGGACCAAACTCGGACCTCCGTCCTATGTAGGCGATGATTCCATCTTGTAGCAAGATGTGATTCATCGCTTCCACTAAACGAGGTGAGACCCGCTGATCCAGCTCCGATGTTCCCCACAATCCTGAGTCCGCGTTGTATACGCGCAGGAAGAAGGGATCTACAGCTGTCAGATGCATAAAACAGTCCTTTATTAAAGAGATTGTTGGATGTGTCAATGACAGCCTGGCTCGAAGCTGGACTGTCGGCGACTAAAGTCTTCGGCTTAACTGGAGTTACATCGTAACCCATAAAGCCATCGACTCCGCAAGATTCTCTGAAATGTCCGTTAACAAAGCTTTTGGCCTTGTTAACTTTCAAACACAGAGCATCCATAACGCGGATAAGTCGCTCATACCCGTATGTAGGGATAATTATATCATCCCCATATACGCGGACACGGCCACGTAACTTGTGTATAGCATCCCAACTTATGTCACCGTCTAGGCAGCTGCCTAGAGCAATGCATAGGAATACGATACTCTGCACTGGAAACGTGACAGCAGTACCTTGCGAGGCGAACTTCTTAGGTTTTAAGAAGCCCAATTCATCAGAGATTTCATCCCTGATGTACCTCGTACGTGCGGCGTGCAGGGCGTTAAGTAAAGAGGGATTACCTCTAAACACACGCTCCACGGTCCAACACGTAAGACGGTCGCTGGCATCAGAAAGATCAACTGTTGCCAACTTCCGATCCAAGGAAGCTTGTAGCACCATGTCGCCTGACTTGCTCTGATCCTTCAGGTCGATAAAATCTAGACCTATACAGGTTTTGATTCTATCTTCCAAGAAGGAAAGCAATCCTTGCTGACACCACATGTGTGATGTCGGCTCGGAGGCTATAAGCCTAGGACTTTTAGCGGTCTTAGGCACTGCCATCAAACGACTTGGAGGCTCATGGAACGACGGCCGTTCTAATTCAGCCCCCGCGGTTTTACCGCAGAGGTGGAACGGAAAGACGTTCTCAAGCTTCGCAGGCCAGCTCCACTCATCGCTTCTGCGACTACGTGAAAGCCGTTCTGCAACTGCACCGGTCCCATGCCTAAACCCGATACCATTGGACATACTCTCACGCTCTGACGAAAGCCAGATCGGATCGTATATTCCAATAGCGTCGGAGATCAAGTCAGCAACTCGCTGAACTTGATCTAGGAGACGATACGTTCCTGGAGAAATCTGAACTGGCTCTTCTAAAGGGAGCGCTTCTTGCGAAGCAAACCCTTTATCAAAGAAACCAGGGATTTCCCTAGGTTGATAACCGTCGTCGCCAAGGTGGCGACAGCGACTACTTTCGTAATCGTCGAGTCTTCCGTCCCCTGCCCAATCAAGGGTGGGGGCGGGAAGTCTCCATTCGATGTCATGGTACGCCTTTGCTGCCGCCTTACGGCGGTCATCAGAGCATTCCACGGCTATCTTCTTCCCAAGAGTACAAAGTACTCTCAAAAAGAAGACGGCGTTCACATCGACGTCCTGTCTTAGGCAGGCGCTCTTATCGAACACGCGCAACCAGAGTCCCGAGAATAATCTCGGCACCCTGACCTTACTGGAAACCCAACTAGAAATGGGTCCATGTAAGCTTAGGCGCCCGGTCTCTAAACCCTCAATTAAGAGGGTATCGAGATTCGGCAGGTCTAGCGTAAAGAACGTTAGACCACGTGATCGACAATACAGGGCGAGTCTATCAAAGTCTTTTGACAAACTATCCTGTAACGCCGGGTATGCCAGAAGTACATCCTTACGGATTCCTTCTGCGACATGGAGTAGACTGTCCGCTTGGCTTTTCATATCAGGTTCCTTTCGGAGCGTGGTATCCAAAGCCGCAGGATGCTGCTATCACAAAGTAGTAACTTTGGTTACTACCATCTCATCCGGAAGTCTTACGACTCCTGATTGAGCATCTTGGTAATGTTGGCGCCCGAGGACGCTGTCAGATAAGACAGCAAACCAAGAGCGACGTTGACCGGATCAGTAAGGGTGTCCCCCTGCTGATTTTCGATCACCGTATACGCCTTCCTAACAGTGGAAAGCGTAGCCGGCGCGACCGGAAAGACGGTCTGGATAAGCTCAACGTTATGACGATTAATCATAACCTTACGCTTTTTGTCCAGATACGACGTATTCCGGACGTTAAGACGAAATTCGTCGGTCGCCGTAGTAAGAAGATACTCTGACGAGTATCCATCTTGCTTAATGCGAACGAGATTTTTCGCCACACCATTGATGGTGACAGCCGCAGGATCTGCGAAAGCCATATTCTACTCCTTCGTGTCGTTTAGCTGTGCAGCGCGATGCCTATGAAAGTAGACATCACAAACGCTGCACCGCAAGTGACGACACGATGCCCATCTGGTCTTCAGTTAAGAAGGCCAGAGTGGCGGTAGGAAATACAGGCCAGAGTACTCTATCCTTATCCTCGACTGTTACACGGGCTGCACTAACTTGTGCAGTTCCGTTCACATTCGAGGGTGATAGAGCCCACTCTGACTTGGTGTGCCTCATCACCGTAGTGATAGGCAACGAACATG